AGATTTTTGCGAACAATAACCTTTACGATTTTGTTTTCATACTCACGAGTATTAAATGTTTGGTAGTTTGTATCCTCATAATAAATGTTATGGAACATCTTATAAGGATTATTGATTGGCGTATGCTCTAAAGTTTCAGTATCAAAAATGGTGAAACCACGAGTATCATTTACATCCGTCCAGTAAATCTCATAAGGATTTCCCAGATAGAAAACAGTTCCATTATCAGAACGAGTGTGGTAATGACCAGAAAATACCTTAGAGAAGTTTTTAAAAATATTTGCTTCCAGTCCATGTTCCATAACGATCTGACGATTTACGCGAAAACCTTGAAATTCAAGGTGTCCCATCGCGCACGGGCATTTTGTCTTCTTAATTAGTTTAAGAGTATTTTCTTCATTCTCCTGATTAATCCAAGGAATAAAGAGTGTTGGAAGTTGATCCAACATCACTTCAGTTGGTTCTGCATATACAGTTACATTATTATACTCGCGCAGAAGTAGATCAACCGCGTTTACATTATTAGTGTTCTTATAATAAGCAGTATGATTTCCTACAATTGTATGGACCTTTATACCCATTTCTTGAAGGCGATCGTAGTAATTATCTTTAGCCCAAGATAGAGCAGAGAAATCAATTCCTTTACGACTATCAAAAGTATCTCCCATATCTACAACGGTAGTAATCCCATACTCTTCGAGCGTTGGGAAAAATACATCATTGTAGAACTTTAGAAAATAATCATGAAAGAGTTTTGAATTTTTTCTCGCCCCAAAATGCTGGTCTGTAATAATTGCGACTTTCATTCAATAACGAAGTTTGGAATGGACTAGATCTTTGATTCTATTGTAGTCCCCATGGTTCATTCCGTCAACCTCATCGTCATCAAAAACTTCACTGTATCCCGATCTTTCAAGAATTTTATTTTTGATTTCCAACTGCTTCTTTTCTTTTTGAATACGTCTCAGAAATGCGTAGTGAATAATCTGAGTGAAGTAAGCAAAAGGATTCTGCGATTTTTCTGGATCAAAGTTGTGGATATACTGAACACAATTTTCAATACCATCACAAATCATATCATCCTTAAACATGTAATTGATAAAATTTGGTTTGAAGGAAAGGTGATTTGCAATCTTTAAAAAACACTCACCAATGTACCTTGGTATTTGTGGTTTTGGATCTCCCTTTTCCTTCGCTATGGCAAGTTGTTTCTTGTATTCAATAAGAGCAATTAAGAATTCTTTATTATTCACATAATGCTCGGACCTTTTTCTTTTGGTCATTACGTTAGTAGTAATCATTAATTTTTCTCATTTATATGTAGATATTATAACATTTTCACTTAATTACCACAAGACTTGACTTACCCCATCAAATATGACTATAATACCTTTGTTGGGTTTGAAGATCAGGCTCTAGCTATTCTTAAAGATCTTCTCTAAGATCTCTTTAGCATCATTTACATTAGCAATGTATCCCATCTTACGATCCATAGGATGTCCATTACTATTTTTGTTAGATGGTCTTTGTCTGACAAATGACTGGTGAAGCATTATCATCTCAATGTCTGAAGATTCTGATATTGTTAGTACATCATCAATATTAACGATGAACATATCGTCAGTTGTTGTTTTCAACCATGGTTCCATTTTATATCCACTCATACCTGTTTTACTCTTAAACTCTTTAATCACTATTGGACTGAAAACAATAAGCATTGTTTTTTCTGCCTCTTCGGAGGCAGAAATCTTAGCGAATACTTCTTCACCATTCTTAAATTTTAGAGTCGCATAAAAGTCGTCTTCCATTATTCTTTTAGATTGATGGTTAATATTTCATAATTAAATTTTTCTTCGTTATATATTTTTATCCTTTCTATAAAATGACCCAAGGTATAATTTTTTCTTGAGTTGAGTGTACAGTCATCAGCAATATCGTAAAGAACTGCTTTTGTTTTATCTTTTCCTTTTCTTAGAACTCTTCCTATTGATTGAAGATTTCTAACTCTTGATTTACTTGGTGAAGCAAAAACTACATTGTGAAGATTTTTGATGTTGATGCCAGTACTAAAAGTTCCGTATGAAGCAACAATAATTGCGTTATTTTCTTTTTCTGTGATCTCTCTTACTAGTTCTCTTTCTTCGGCATCAACACCACCATGAATGAAAAATACTTTTCTATCGTCTGGCTTAAAATTATTTATTAAATTATATAAGGGTTCTCCGTGGGTAGAAACCCGACTGTATAGAATCAAGGTATTTCCTTTTAAGTTCAATACGAGGTTTGATATAAATTTATTTCTTCTTTCGTGACCTATTATAAATTGAACTTCATCTTCATAATTTTCAAACTTTCTTGGTTTGTGCTTCAGGACTAAACACTGAATATCTAACTTTGATAAATGTCCTTGACGCATTAGTTCTGCGGTTTTTGTGACCTTATAGGATGGTCCAAATAAACCTTCAAGAACCCACTTGTGAGTTTGAGTTCCATCTAGAGTTCCTGTAAATCCAAAACGATATTTTGCGTGATGTAACTTAGACATTATGGAGATCAAAGATTTACTCTTGAATAAGTGTGCCTCATCTCCTATAATTACATTATAGTCTTCAAAGAATGATCTCTCCAGTTTATAGATTGATTGCCAAGTTGTAATTGTTACTGGATGTTCATTTGTTTTTTCCCTACCAGAATAAATTCGATGGCAATATGACTCAGCATCCCAACCATAGTCTTGGAAATCCTTGTACATCTGCTCTACAAGAGATGTCGTTGGAACAACTAAGAGAATTTTTTGTCCTTTATCTATGTAATACCTTACAAGGGAATAAATCATCAAGGATTTTCCTGAGGCTGTGGGTGATATCAGTAATTTTCGGTTATGTCGCAGAGCATCGTATACTGCGTCTATTTGATAGTCCCTCGGAGAATGTGCGCAAATAGACTGCATATAATCTTTAGTTCCTTCCATTGAGATCTCTTCATTAATCTCAAATGGAAGACCATAATACTTGTTTTCGCGGAACTCGTATGTGTATCCGTGAAGATTTAATTTATCAATTACCTTGGGGAGTAAACCTGCATAAATTTCCCCAGTGTGAACTGATAATAATCTTATATAACCATCCCAGTGCCTATTTCTCATTTGAGGCATAAACTTTGCCCCTGGAACTTCAAATGTAAAATATTCTTGGAGTTCATATAAAATATGAGGTTCACATTCTAACTTGATGTAAACCTCATTCTTCTTATGAATAATTACGTCACTCATAAACAATAATAATTGCTATGAGTATTTAGTTAACCCAAACCAGACTGGAATCTCATATATTCTATTGCGTTCTTAATCTGATATCCTCTATTATGAATCATTTTTAAAATATCCTCAAGATATTTTAGGATTACATCATAATATTCTACCTTTAGCGATGACTGCGATAATCTATCATCTGCGTCTAGATATTTTTGAAGTGTATCTTTATCTCTGATTTTTTTCGGGAAAGGATTTTCGATATAAACGTCAGGATCTGCTTTTCCTGAATAATATTCATATCTTTCGTGACGAATATTTCTTTTCTGTTGTTCTGCTTTCTTTCTTAATAGGAGAATATTATTATAAATGTTATAATACTTTGCGTGAAGAATGGGAATATTCAAAGACTCTGTGTGTAAATTATCTGGATCAATTTTGGAATCCGATTCCCACAATCTTTGTATTGAATCCAAATCAATACTCATAATTTTTCGTCATTCATATCTGTTATATTGTAAATAGTATACTTGAAAGATACGTCAGCAGTCAAATATTGAATGTCGGTATTGGTCGCATCAAACTGAAGTGCTGATAAATCATATGGAAACATATCTTTAAAATTAACTTTGAAGTTTGCATTTTGTGAACTTGTCAAAACAATCAATGATCCGTCAGAATATAATCCAAGTTGAGATTTCATTGGTTGTTCAAAATTTTCATTTGACCTTTGGAAGTCATAAATTTCCGCAAGACTTTCTGGATATCCTAATCCACGAATCCACTTTTGTATTTCCATATAATTCTCAAGATCTTCATCTACAATAAAAGTTAGAGTAAAATCTTGAAATACAATTTTATCGCCGGGGATATCAATATCTTTTAGGTACGTTGGTTGATTCGCAACACCTAAAGTTAATCCCGGAATATTTGCTCTATTAGAAAAAAATGCAACCTTTGGTGATCTTGTCAACGTAAACTTGAATCCTACAGGAGACAGATAATTTCTGTTCTGTATTTGATTCGTTGTTATATTTTTTGTATTAGTTCTTACTGGCATTTTTTTGAACTATTTAGATAAAAAAAGAGGGTCCGAAGACCCTCTCGATAAGTTTATGTGAAATGGATCACATTAAGTTTTTCACAGCAACTCTTCTGTAGTAACGGTTTGCGTTAGTGGTAAGAGTGCCTTGACCTTGGGTGAGACCCTCAGCGAATGGGTTAGCAACCATTCCGTAACGGGTCTTAAAGCCGATCTTAGGCTGGAAGGTGTTCTCTCCAACGGCACGAACCATCTGGAGGGGAACATATGGGCAATAGAAGAGACCAGCGTCATAAGGTGAAGAACCCTTATAACCTACAACGTAGTACTGGTTACCAGGTGTTGCGTTACCTGAGGTCAGGTTAGCAGCATATGGGTCAATGTATACGCGGAATTTGCCCATTAGAGTACCAGCAAAGGTGTTGCCGGTATCATCAACGTTAAGGTTAGCGTTGAGCGCAGGGGTGTAATCGAGAACACCAGCCATGGTCAGTGCTGAAGCAACGTCAGCAGAGCACATGATGATGTTGCCCTTTCCTCTACGAGTTCTCTGAGCGATTGCGTTAGCATCACGCTCGATCTGGAAGAGGAGACCCTTGAACTTCTCAACAGACCAACGTCCGTTTGAGTCGATGTCGAGGTCGAAGATGCCAGGAGTTGCTACGTTCTGTACAGCACCCTGTTCAGCAGTCTTGTAGATGGTACGAATAACTTCGCGGTTGATTTCAGCAAGAATCTCGGTTGAGAGAATGTTTGCTAATTCCGCTTCAGCATTCAGACCGTGGATTGCCTTCAGGTCCTGAGCAAGCTCGAGGCTGTATTCTGCTTTCAGAGCGCGGCTCTTAGCAGTTACGGTGACTTTCTCGATTGAGAATGC